ATAGCCAGAGGTGGAAGCGTAATCATAAATGGCACCAGCAGCGCCAGCGACAACAATCGACACGCGACCGATATAACCAGCCGACGCCTTCACCACAGTAGCGGTGGTGATGTTCAGAACAGTTGCTTCAGCGTTCTGATTGTCAGCAACAAGCAAATTGCCAGCCGCGTCAAGATTCAACGGCTTGGCTACGCCAGCATACACGGAAGGATAAACTTGGTTGGCATTTTGCGGCATGATAGACTCCTTGGTTAGATAACAGGAAAGGGTGCGACGGTGAATTGAACGAATGCTTCAAGTATGAGCTGTCGCGCAACATCATTGATGCGCGTCTGATAATAGCTCACATCATATTCAATCGTTTTCTTCATGGCAATGGATTGTATTTCAGATTGCGTTCTTTTTTCATCACGCACGATTGGCATATTCATTATACCGAGAACATCGGTGTTTAGGCTATATTGATTTACTGTGTCTACAAAATCCAGCGCCGTATTATTGTTCACGCCATATAAAGTTATGCGAACATGATCGGTTGCAAGCTGATAATGACTGGCATTTGATGTCAATCGCGGAGCGGATTGAATGGCATTTGTATTTCCAGGTTCAATATGAATTGACCCGTAAGGCGGTGCCACATTGCTAGGCACTAGGAAAGACGGATACAGGGTTATGGACGGGTTGGGTATAGTTGCCCAGGCAGGGCTATATGACTGGATAGCGAGCCACGCAGGCAGGCTATTTGAGACGATTAAATTGTCGGGCGAAAGGGTGTAAAGATTGGTGACGAGCTGAGATGCAAGAGCTGGATAAACCGCTTCACCAGAATAGTGATAAAGGCCAGCCTGTTCATAAAACATCCCGCGATTTGAAAACGAAAACCGAACACCATCAACAGACGCAACCCAAATTATTTGTTGATTGATATCATTAAAAGCAACAACTGGTGAAGTTGTTGTAAAAATGACACTGTTGATGGATATCGTTTCATCTTCGCGCATTTCTCGTATGGCGGAATAATGCAACGAACCAGCTACAGATATGGTTTCTCCAGCGAGCCAAAACACAAAACCATCAAGAGGCAAAATGCGCTTGATGTATTTTGTGAAGTTGATCGCAGAGCCGCTGGAAATGGATATTAAGCCACTTTCCAGGGTTGATTTAAGCTGGCCTTTATTCCCTGCGCTTTCTGATACTGTTGCCATTAATCAAACCACGCGCGTGAGGTTGCTTGATATAGACCAGTATCAATAAAAGATGGGCGACGAGGCCGCTTGACCATCTTTTTGTTTTTGCCTTTACCAACTGTGATATGTGTTGGATTTTTGAAGCGGTGGCTTATCCCATCAAGTGCCGCTTTTGTTGGGACACCTTCAATGCCCATTGTTTCGATTTCCTGCATTGACAGGAAAGTTTTGAAATTGGTAGAAATAGCATCCTGGGCAGAAACAAAAGGATTTGCGATTGCGGGCGCGCCCATCATTTGGCTTTCCATCGCACCAAGCAAAGAATTTTCAATATCGCTGGCAATTTTGTTCTTTTTGGCTTCAAAAAACACTTCCATAATGTGATAGTGTTCTTCTAGCCAAGTAGCAACAGTTCCAGTCGTCGCAACGCCTGGATCGCCAGATTTCATTTTGTATTGTTTATATCCTTTGGGTGGTTCCGCATAAGGAATATCAACAACGCCAAGATGAAGCGTAGTCACGATACACCCCACAACGCCCCATAAGTCTGCGCCATACTCAAATATGTGCGCCCCCAAGGCGTCTTGAGGTTTTGCAAATTTGCCAGTGTAAGGCCCTTCAACGCATCAGGAACAAGCAGACTATCGCTTGTTACGCCATCAGACGCGGATTGCACAACACCAGCAGCGAAATCGTTGATCAAAAAGCTTTTGCGCAAATCAGCGAAATAGGTGCGCCCAGCCTGATCGGGCGCATAATTGATAAGGTTATCAGCGGCCAAATTATAGACCGCGAGTGTATAAAGATTTGTTTCTGGAGTAGCATTCAGAGAAGATGAAACTGTTGCAAGGCTTTGATTGACAAACATCGTTGCAACAGAATAAGCCCAATTGATCGCAGGGCTGTTGTCAGGCAGGACGAGAGGATCAATCCCCATCACCCCACGTATGAACAACAGAAACCCTGCGATTGTTGGCATTTTAGACCTTTCGAGCGCGACCACCGCGACGAGGTGTGGACGAATCATTGCCAGTGCGATTGACTGTAACCACTTCGTTCAAACCAGGATCACTAGGTTTGTTTTGCTCAATGACTTCCAACTCAAGAGCATCCAATTTGGCCGCTCCTTCTGTCACCCGATTGATCGCCTCATGCAAAGCAGCGGCAGAAAGCTTGCGAGCTTCTTGGCTGACTTCTGTGAGAACGCCCGCATTGTGTTCGTCCGCATACATAATCTTTTCAACTTTGATAGGCTTGTCGAAAGAATAACACAGACCAACAAAAGGCTTGCGCCGATCAATTTCCGCAACATCGATCAGCCCATAAACTTTGTGCTGATCGATGATTTTGTGCAGAACATCTGGAGAAGCATTCGGCTGATAGACGGTGATCTGCCCACCTGGGGCAATCTGTTGCCGCCTAACAGCCGTTTCTTCAGGAATGCGGTAGATGAAATCGTGCCGCTGCTTGCTGGCATTGGCAACATACAAAGTCGTCATATCCTCTCCTTATAATTTGTTACTGGTATTGCATGCTCAAAATTGCAATCGCTTCCGGGCGGATACCCCAGCCAGAAGTGATGCGCATTTCCGAAAGCACGTCAATGGCGCCGCCCGGCAACGGAGTCGGGATTTCGCGCGGAGCAGCCATATCGCAAAACTGCATCGTGCAAGCCGCAAGGCCCGGCGAAAGTTCAGCGAAAGCGTTGGTGTTGATTCGGCCACCGCGCGGCTTTTCAACCTCCGGCATGACGATCAGAACAGCGTCAGTGCCATTGGCACCTTTGCCGATCAAAGTATCATCATAGCACCACAAGATTTCATCCTCATTCATTTCGCCAACAGCCTTGACCACACCAGCGGTGGAAAGCGAACCAGCACCAACTCGCTGGAATTGGGTGACCTGAACGATGTCCTGATATTCCCAGGCGCCAAGAACTCGTTGCGGACCAAGAACCACAATCCGATGCCCCATGCCGAGCTGCATGGTGCGAGTCTTCATTGCCGACACTTGAGAAAGCAAGAAGAACGCCATTTGGCCGTTGTCGTAGGTAACAACGGTGGTGTTGCCATTCGAGTCAGCCGGGAGGTTGACTGTGGTAGCGCCGGAAGTGTTCAGCAAGCCTTCGCCATTCGCGCCGTTCATGCCGTAGAGCAGAGCGGAACGCATCAGCTGGAAGTGACCCTGACGCATGCCGAGGCGTTGCGCTTCAACGATGCTGACGCCCCACTGCGACATGGCAGCGGTGTCGTGGTGATCGTATTCAGCGCGGACGCGCTGCAAATAAGTCGGAGTAGAAATCTGGCGGGCGGTCACAGTAACGCTCGGAAGCGAGTTGTATTCGCTTTGACCAGACGACATCACCGTGCGGATATCGAACGCGTCGATATACACGTAGAGATCGCCTTCGCCCAAGCGAACTTGCGGGTTGGCACCGGCCAGGGCGTCGAATGCACCAGAGGCTTGGTTGTATTGCAACAGCTTTTCAGGCACCATGTAGTGCGGAGAAACCATTACGCGAGCGGCGGTAATATTGGCCATGTAAGCGGCTCCTTAGATCAGGATGAGAGCGGCGGAACCGCTGTTATTCCAGGTTGCGACGTTGTTCACCGGGTCCCAAACAACAGTTTTGCTGTTGCCGCTTTGAACACGCAACACTTGCACCGGAAGCGCCGCTTCACTGTAAACCAGCGTAATGGTGCCGCCCAAAGTTCCCCAGATGGCCGACGTGCCTGGAAGCAGGAAGGTAAAATTTTGGCTGTTGGTGAAGGTGTTGACCTGATGGGTCGTATTGATCGCAGCAACCGAACCAGTGCCACTGTTAGTAGCGCCAGCCAAAGTGAAGCTATCGCCAACGCCACCAACCGGAGTCGCGCCCGACGTAACAACCGCGACTTGACCGCCATTGGTGGAAGACCAAGTGAGCGAGGTGACGCTGTAAGTGGCAGACGCCGACGCGACGAGACACTGAGCGTTGAAATCCCAGTAAACCGCCTGATTGATTGCGCCGCCCGAAAGCGAAGCAGCAAGCGAAGGATCGCAGGCAACTGCAATGCGAGCATCAGAACCAAACAGGTAGAACGGCACAGTCATGCCGCCCGCGCCAGTAGGCACCGGAGACTGGGGCCAAGTATTCCAAGCAGTCGCCTGATTGAACACCGAAAAACCAACCAGCTTGCCGCTCGCATTGGCCGAAATGGTGGTCCCGCGACCAACCACAACGCCCGTAACCGCGTCAGTGTTGTAAGCAGGAGTGTTGGCATAAATACCAACGCCGCCCCAAATCGGCAAGGTTTCGGAAGTCGCCAGGGTGCCGCCCATCAATTGATAGCGAACAGACGGGTCATCCATGGCAACGCCTTGAACGAGGCCATACGATTGAGTGCTGAAACCACCATAGTTGTTGGTGGTAAGCATAGGATTGAAAGAGACAGAGTTTGCCATTGTCAATTAGTTCCCGTTGCGAGGGCGAAAGAAGGGCTTGCTGATCGAACGCGGCGGGGTGCGGAATTCACCCATCCAAGCATTCGGCTCACCAACGAACTCAGTGATCATGCGATCAGCAGCGTCACGGCGGCGAATTTCACGCAGTTTGCCAAGCGGAACATCTGTGGGATTTTTCGCCGCAGATGCCGCGTCAGCATAAATGCGCTGTTCAGCGATTTCCAGCACATTCGCCGGAAGATCACGAAGGCTGACACCCTTCCAAGATTCAGAATGCTTCTGAACACCCTTGGCAAGGCGGACGCGATAGGCGTTGACCGATTCACCTTGCAGCGGTGCCGGAGCGCGTTCACCAAAGCCGCCATAAACCGCATCAGCACGAGCCTGATGATCTGCCATCGCAGCATAATCAGAATCAGACATGCTCTTGGGCATGTTGGCAACAGAGGCCGACAAGCGACGGATTTCAGCGGCGATGTGCTTGTTCATCGTTGCCGAATCACTGCGGTGCTTCGCGTCATCATCGTCATCATCCATGCGATGCTTGCGAGCATCTTTGCGGTGCTTCGCGTCGTCATCATCGTCGTCATCCATGCGAGCGCGTTTCGCGTCTTTGCGGTGCTTCGCGTCATCATCGTCATCGTCATCGTCATCATCATTGTGACGCTTCGCATCATCGTCATCATCGTCGTCATCCATGCGAGCGCGCTTCGCGTCTTTGCGGTGCTTCGCGTCATCTTCGCCATCATCATCGTCCATGCGATGCTTGCGCGCGTCTTTGCGATGCTTGCGCGCGTCATCATCGTCATCTTTGCGATGACGCTTGTCCGCCGCGACTTCTTTGGGCTCACCCGGCATTTCTTCCGATTCTTCGTTTTCATCGTCATCCATGCGATGCTTGCTCATTGAGTCCATGCGCTTTTCCATGGAATCAATGCGGCCACAAAGAGCATCAATGCCCTTGAGCAAACGATCCAAATTGCCGCCACCAGCCTCAGAATCAACGCGCTTTTCAGCGCCAGGGACTTCTTTCTCAATTTCGGGCATTTTTAGTTCCTCAATGTGTTCAACAGTATTTGGTAATTCAACACCAGCCGGGTTGCGTCCTTTATCCCACACGCCTTCTTCGCAGATTGCCAAGTGGTCAAGCAGACTGGGTTTTCCTTCAACAAGAAGCAAAGACCCATCTTCCATCTTCGCCTGCTGATTTCCATCGCTTTTGCGAAACACAACAGCTGGTGAAGTTGAAAGTTGTTTTGACTCCATCGCCCTTGCAGCATCTTCATCATATATCTTTGCGATGCCCCAAACTTCTGCGCCTTTGATGTAAGGCAGGACAATAGTTCCAATAACTCGGTCAGCAAATTCTTCTGTGTCCAGCTTTCCTGCATTGGGATGTTCCCAAATGACTGGTAAACCATTGCAACGATCCAGAAAATGCTGATTGAGATAAAGTTCAGGTTTACGCCAGACATATTCTTTTAGCTTGTGGCGATAGGCAACCCCCGTCCCTGTGATCCGCATAGCGAACAAAGTGACGTTTTCAAATTGTTGCGGACTTACCAATTCTCCATCGCGGATGGCCTGCGCAACATCTAACTCGTCCATGCCCAGACGTGCAAGCGATATTTTCACCCCAGGATGCAATGGTTCTGGCGGAGTGCCGACTTTGCACCAAGCGAAAGCGGTATGTTCTCCATTCAGTTCAGGATCAAAACGATCTTTGACATGCTGAATGAATGTTGTGTAATCAACTGATTCACCAATGGCTGGTTGCGGATTGATATTTTCTGAAGGGATTGGCGCCTCATTTTCTGAAATGCGCCGAGTCCACACACGACGCTCCCCATCCGGCAAAAATCCCAATTCTTCTACGCATTCGCGCTTGGCAGCCTGTTCAGTTGTTTCGTCATCTTCCTGATGCCCACCAGGAAAGCACCAAGCGCCCGGCCAATCGCCGCCAGGGCCACGCTTCAACAAAAGCGTTTCGCCCGCGTCGGTCAGGAACATGATGCCAGCGGCTTTGATCATTCTGGATCGCTTTCTTTATAGGTGCCGTTGCAAATTGATTGTTCAATTTCCCAGGCTTTTTTATCTTCTTCAGAAGATAAATCTTTTGTGCTTTTGAATTTACCGTGCATCACAATAGCATCTGCGTCGGCAAAAAAGCGATCAAATTTTTCATCCATTTTCAACAACTCCTAAATAAGTCACATCCAAGTAATTTTTTCCATCTTTTTGCTCAACCTTATCAATGCGAAAAGATGATTTTTGCGGTAGAACAATTTCTTTTTCCCAGCTGGTTTGACCACGCCTCATAACAATTCCATTTACACCAGCAGGGATTGTAAACCTCAACAGAGTTTGTTCTTCATTTCCAGGACCAGATTCGGCAAAATCATTTGCTACGCTTTGGGCGCGCGAACAAGAAGCGAAATTTTTATGTTCAAACATTCTTCCAACAGCATCATCAGGATTATCAAAACCAGTAAGAGTTTTCAATGATGCTGTGATGCCTCTAAATACAGGAATATTCGCAGGCACAAAAGATTTTTTCATTGCTTTTGAAATATTATCAATCCAGCCTTGAACTTGTGGAGATGGCGGATTTGATGATGGATTAAGCAATGTTTTATTGATCCCTTTGTGGTGTGATCCTTGATATGATTCTATTGATGATATTTCATTGCTATTGTATTCATTAGCCCAAACGAAATTGGCATAATCTTCCAAAGCCGAACTGACTTTGTGTGTATCGCTATTGTTTGGTTCGTCTCCAAATGAAGAAGAAACCATTGCGTAATATTCTTTTGGAATATTTTTTGTGCTGGCTTTTAGAACAGAAACAATGTCTTTTCCATTTGCATCTTCAAATTCAGTTACAGAATGAATGGAACTTCGTTTGTGCTGTGAAAGTTTTTTGAATTTTGTTTTTTCAGCTTTAGTTTCTGGGGTGTAATGCGCGGCAGCTCCTTTGCTTTCGCTAAAATCAACACCATATTCCTGCTTGAGTTGTTTGATGGCGGTATTGACTGCGTTAACAGACATTCCTAATCCATCAATTTCTGAAAGAGCGCCAATGCTTTTTTCCAATCCCTCTTGCGTCGTATCATTGCCGAATGCCGCAATGATTTCGTTCAGCTTGGCTTCAACCTTTGGTTTGTTTTCTTCTGTTAATTTTGAATAGTTCTCAAAAACAGGATGAAGTGTTTTAATGCAATCATTCGGAAGGGTTGAGAATATGGCCGCTTCAAGCTTGTCGGGATTTGTAATGATCGCTGAACCTTTGCCAGAAAGGTCTGGCGGAGGCGGCTCATTCATCTGTTCGATAATCGAAAGCAAAGGATCATCAACCTTGCTTTTATTTGGAAACAATTCTTCATGCAATTCTTGCGCGATTTCTGGCGCCATTGATTGCAGAGTTTTTTCATTTGGCTCTTTAGGCCCAGATTTTAATGGCAGTGGTGGAAGGTTCAATTTGTCGATGTTTACCAGCTTACCAAAAACAGATTTTACAAGACCTGATTTTTCATTTGGCAAACCAAACTTTTCTTGCGCCGCTGAGAAAATGTCTTTCGCGGAATAGGTGCCAGTTTTGATTAAATGCTTGACCATCCCTTGCGCCGTGCCAGCGTTCCCTGCACCCAAAGCCTTTTCATAGGATGCAAGGCCATGTGCGGCAGCGCCTTTGTTCGCCGCGTTTACAAACTTTCCATCATAGTCGCGCGGGTGATCTGCTTCGTTCCATTCTGCGTCGGCGCGCATTCCTATTTCATTCAGGTCTGCCCAGCTGCACAGGTTTTCAATTTTGTGCACAACATTTCTGATGCGCACTTCAGGAAACGCGGGAGAGGATGCGCGCATTGCAGAGCGACGATTTAGAGTCCGTTCAATTCGCTCAATAGTCTGATCAATGCCATTCATCTTCATTTTTCCTGCAACAAGGCTAGCTGTTCTTTGCCTTTGATAGTTAGCATATCTTTTGGGAGATCGCGCAAATTATATATCCAGCGATAGAAACATCTACAGAAAACTTCTTCGCCGGGTGTTGTAATTTCATCAGTATAGCCTGCATCGCCAGCCTTCATCAAACCTTTTTCAATCGCCCAATTCCCGCGCACTGCGTAAACCTGCATGTCGCGCTCTTTGTGATCGCGTCGATAATTGTAATTGAGCTGTTTCCAGTGAGAATGCCATTCACCAGCGATTGCATTGTTATCGCTTGCGAGTATTTCTGATAAACTGGAAACGAATTTGTGCCCTTGATCAATAATCACCCTGCGTTCTTCAAATGGCAGTTGGGCAAGTGATTTTCGCACATTCTTTTTGACATCGTTTTTATCAACGATTTCAGAACCACCAATGGGGATGGACGTTGCCCAACCACTGAAACGCTGAAGTGTCTTTTGGATGGAAGCTTCACGATTGAGTTTGATTAACTGAGCTGATGCCATTATGCGCCGGTCAAGTTCAGCCCTTAGTTTTGGCTTCACTTTTTCCAGTGTAAATTTCGCAACACCTGGATGTAGGCTCAACAGAACGCCTTTATCCACATATTTTCGATACAGAATATTCAGAGATTTGCGAAGTGTTTGTTCAAGAACATATGGAGCGGTCATATCGCGCGCCGCTGCGATGGAGATTTGCGTCATCCAATAATCAACGCGCTCTTGGCTATCATAGCCATGCCGAGCCATATCAGCCACTGCGGCGGTCACCACCTCATAGAAGCTCATTCGCTTGCCATTTGGTTTCACTGACCAATCCTTTCTATTTCCGCATCAATAGATTCAATTTTTAGCGCCACGCGAAGAAAATCCAAAGGCTTTTCACGTAACACGAGCAGCCTATCAACTAGGGCTGCTCGTTTGCTGCGTAGGAGGTCTGCGGACGCCCTGCAAGCGACAATCCTCGCCATCTCATGCATTTCCCCATCGTTATTCATTTGGCTTCTCTAGGCCCACCGGGCGGGCGCAGCGAGGGAGGGGACACCTACCCGCCCGGCAGTGACGCGGTGGCGCAGCAACACCACCGCGCGTCTATAAGCCCTTTGGCTTCATCTCTGGCATTTCTTGACCAGCGTCTTCACCTTCACCAACCTGCGGCGGCTGATATTCCTTCAGCGTATCGTAATCAAGAACAAGCGGCTGAGGAAACAAAATGGTGTTTTCGCTGGTTGTATTGATCGCCCATTCGATGACGCGAGCTTTATTTTCAGGATCAAGCAGAGGAATCAAAACTTCCATCATGCTGATAACAGACTTCTGGCGAACTTCTTCGTTTTTGGCATCACTTTCTTCGTCTTTCAGCAACGAAGGCCATTCGCTTTTGAAGCTGTTCTTCCAACGCCAGAACGCCTCTTTGTATCCAATGTCTTTGTATTCAGGAAAATCGTTTTGAATGGTGTTATAAAAATCTTCATTCCAGGCGCGACGCATTACGATGTCGTCAAAATAATCATACAAAGGCTGCATCCAAACTCGGATGCTGTCGATGTAACGAGAGTTGTTCTTTGCGTCTTCCGTCCCTTCGCCAAAACCAGCAACCATCGTTTCATTCTCAAGCATCTTCGCTGGCATATCTGCTGCAGTGGCAATGTTTTTTAGAATGTTGGTGCGAGCATAAGTGCCAGCGCCGTCGATATTCATCAGATTCAAAGAAGCGATATCTTCCGTGATATCAATCGACATTACGTTGTTTGTTTCTGCTTCTTTCAGCAGTTGGCGTTTGACTCCGGCCAATTTCTGCATTGCATTGTCGATGATTGAGCCTGGAGCTTTCATCTTGGCAATGATGAGGCCGACTTTACGCGCCACCATATCGTCAGCAACCATCGTGTTGACGAATGATTTGAGCGGGAATAAAGCGCGCTGATAAACTGATCGACCAACGTAACCAAAAGCAGAAGTGGTGTATTCAATATAGATTGGGCGCTCATTCATCAACACCATTGCGCGGCTGCGATGATATGCAACCCCATTGGCAGAGATGATGGTGTATTTTTGAAAGTCCGCCGCATTTGGGTCTTGGTTTAATACAAGCGAACCAGCGGTGTTGAGAGGATCAAGGACATTGAAAAATATTGGCAAATCGCTCAGTTTTTCAGGCGGTATTTCTTTGTCTGGTGCATATTCTTCCGCCCCAAGAATGATGGAGCCAATGCCATAAATCCGCGCCGTGCTGGCGACTTGAGCAATGAGGTGATCCGCGCCAATCTTTTGCCACTCTTTGTCGAATGCATCCTTCACCCGTTCTTCAGGGCTGTTGGAAATGGTAACAATTCGCTTCTGGCTTTGGGCGACCATAATTGGAGAATCAACCATCTTCCGGCCAAGCGGATGATAGGCATAAATTGCTTTGCAAGTCTGATACGAAACATCACTGCCAGGAATTATTTCATCACATTGCAATAATTGTTGCAACTGATTTCCGAGTTTCGCACCAGTGACGTTGATGGTTGACACTATTTTTCCGCCTTCTTAAGACCGAGCGCGATATGACGATCAAGGTGGGACTCTACCGCATCACTTGCGAGATAAACCGGAATTTGGCCGACCGCAAGCGGTTCAACAAGAACAAGTCCAGATGATTGGATGGCTGCATCCAAAACAACTTGATTGATCTTTACATTGAAACTCAACAATTGATGCAAAAGGCGCGCATTTAGACTTTGCATTAAAAACCCTCCTGATTGCCCAAAGCGATTGCCACCCCATATGTAAAGGCGTCCAGCAAATCATCAGATTGATTCGGCACACCAAGGCGAAAGCCAAAAACCTGCTTTATCATATGATTGGCGCTCACACCTTTATACACAGTGACTTTTTCATGCGCATGGCGAGACAATTTGACTTTCTGCTGGTGTATGTAACCACTCACAGAAATCGCTCGTTCATCTTTTCCAACCGATGTCAATTTGCTGTCGATTTCTTGCACTGGCCAACCGCGCCGACGCCCTTGCTGTAAAAGGATCATGCCAGAGGCTTTGTCTTCAATGAATGCCCCAAGAGAGCCATAAATGGCTTTCAATTCGCGGGCGAACATTTCCAACTTCTCAAACACAGTCGGCAACCAGGATTCAAGCAATGATCCTTCAATCTGTAAGATTTCCCAATCAAGCATAATCAATTTCACTTCGCTGTTGATTGTGCTCAACCAAAAACAGATTGCTGTGCCGTCATTTTTCGATCCAGTTTTTACCGCAGTGTCGATTGTTGCAAAAACAGCATTGCAGATTGGTGGAATGGTAATTGATTGACCGTCAATAAGAACATGCTCAACATCAAAGAATGAAGCGCCAGAAGGCTTTGGATCTTGTTGGTAGAGCGCACCAAATTCACGATCACCAATCGCTTTGCGTATTTTTTCCAGCGCTTCATAATCATATCTTTCCGGCCATAGCGCACCATTGTTTGGGCCAATGGCAGGCATGCGCAGGATTTCCCATTGATCGCCGCCTGATTTGGCCGCTTCCAAAAGACGCCCAGCCAAATCATCTTCATGCCAGCGCGTCATCGTCAATATGACCGCACCGCCCGGCATTAGGCGGGTGTAGGCGGTGGAAACATACCAATTCCAGACGCCCTCCCGCACTGTTTCGCTTTCCGCTTCTGCGCGGTCTTTCACAGGGTCGTCAATGTTTAGCAAATCAGCGCCGCGACCAGTGATGGCAGACCCTACGCCAGCAGACACATATGATCCACCTTGATTCGTATGCCAACGATTTTTGGCTTGACTATCTTCCGCCAACCGAACCAAAGGGAACAAAATGCGAAACTCTTTTGACGCGCAAATGTTTCGCACATCTCGCCCAAAATCAGAAGCAAGGTCCGCGCCATAGCTGGCCGAAATGATCTGTTTCTTTGGACTGCGGCCAAGCATCCACGATTCAAGACGTTTGGAAACCAGTTCTGATTTGCCATGCCTTGGCGGAGTGAAAATCATCAGCCGCTTGCATTCACCCCTTTCCACCCGCTCCAGTTTGTCGCAGATGGTCCTGTGCATATCGCCAACGATATAATCAGGCTTTGTGTATTGGGTGAATTTCAATAGCGAGCTTCTGGCTTCAATCCTTCGCGTCAACTCCATCCGTATATTCGATTGCGCCTGCGAGAGCAGCCAATTCCGCGTCGGAATAATCTTCGATGGATCGTCTGACATTTGCGTTCAAATCGACAGAAGACAAGCGAGGGTGCAGATATGGCGCGACTTCTTTGGCGATTGCAGCGGCTTCATTCCATTTCCCTTCATAGGCCCGAATGCCCATTGCTGTGAGCATGACTTGTAGTGGCGTCATATCCCGTATCTCTTTCGGAATATGCGGCATTGTGTTTTCAATTATCTGGCGCGTGTCCATTGCGTATTTGTGCGCTTTCCTCAATTTTAGATTATCAGCAACGCCCTTTGGCCGCCCTGCGCCGGGTTGAGCGCCCCCTCTCTGGCCTTTGTTGCCCTGTGCCATTTTACCCTCAAAGATTTATTTCAAGAAAATCTTTCTTTTCCACCACAAACGCAAGTTTCATCTTTACAACTTGCGCAAGAGGAAACTGTTGATTTTGAAAGTCATTCCCATAACGTGAATTTCAACGATTTCTTTTCCACTGGTTGTTACGCGAGCTTTGTTTGACTTCATGAAACCATCCAGGATCATAACATGCTCACCTGTTTTGAAACTGACCTTTCCTTTGTTTTTATCATCGACTGAAGGCCATAGTTTAGACGCCTCACGAATTTCCAGAATTTCTTTGTCTGATATTTCAATCGGTATCCCACCGCTGGAAAATCCTTTTGAGCGAGCAATCCAGAAAAACTTTCTTTCATTTTCACCCAAACCCTGATCACAACCCTTCCTGATAAAAAACAAACCAGGGTATGCCGGAGAAACAACAGAAATTGTATTTCCGCGTTGGTCTG